TGTACATAAATCTGGCTGAGATGTGGCATATCCGCCACCATAATTAAAAAATAGCTACCCAAGATAGTCCGACGGGACGAAAAGCGCAACCCTTAGCGCCCTCTTGGGTATTGTTATTTAGGGGGATTACGAAAGGGGTAATCAATGAAAAACGGTTATTGTGTTTGTGGAAGATTATATCCGAGCATAGACCACATTAAACCACTGTCAAAGGGTGGTGTCCATTCATGGGACAACGTGCAACTATCGCATATGTGTTGTAATGTGTGGAAAAGTAATAAATTAGCAATATAAAAAGGAGTTGAAGCAATGGAAAACCTAGGAAAGACGGCTTTGGCAGACAAACTAAATGCTAAGCGCAACAGAGTCAATCTGAGATATGACCTGTATGACATGAAGCATATACAACACGATCCATCCCCAACGATTCCGCCGAATTTGAAAGAGGCTTATAAGTCGGTTCTTGGTTGGTGCGGTCATGCTGTTGATGCCATCGCTGACAGACTTGTTTTTGAAAATTTCACAAATGACCTGTATGGGTTCAACGATATCTTCAAGCAGAATAACCCGGACATCTTTACAGATAGCCTTTTCCTTGGAGCTCTCATTACTTCATGCGACTTTGTTTATATCTCGCCTGATGCAGACGGTTTTCCAAGGCTCCAGGTAATTGATGGCGGCAACGCTACCGGAAGAATCAATCCTGTAACGGGGCTTCTTTATGAAGGTTACGCAGTCATTAAACGAGACGAAAAAGGTCAGGCGATAGAGGAAGCGTACTTTGATGAGAACGCGACCTACTACTACAAACAAGGTAAAAAGGAGCCGGAGACTTATTCTCATAACTTAGGTGTTGCGATGCTTGTCCCGGTGATTTATAAGCCTGACGCGAAGAGGCCGTTTGGTCATTCGGTTATCAGTAGATCTTGTATGAGTCTTCAGGCGAAAGCTTGTCAGACCTTAACAAGAACTGATATCACTGCGGAGTTTTATGCATTCCCGCAGAAGTATATCCTTGGAACCGATCCTGACGCTGAGCGACTTGATACCTGGCGAGCTTCGATGTCAACCTTGCTTGAATTTACAAAGGACGAAGACGGCGACCATCCAACTATCGGACAGTTTGCAAGCGCTTCAATGACTCCTCATGTAGAGCAGTTCAAAATGATAGCTTCTGCATTTGCCGGAGAAACAGGTCTTACACTTGATGACCTTGGTTTTCCATCTGATAACCCTTCAAGCTATGAAGCTATTAAGGCAAGTCATGTTACTCTTGGCTTGAAAGCGTCAAGAGCTCAGAGATGCTTTGGGTCAGGACTCAAAAACGTGGGTTTTGTTGCAGCTTGTTTGAGAGATGGCGAAGCCTACAAGAGAAGTGTTCTTGCTGACGTAGATATTAACTGGTACCCAATCTTCGGAGCCGATGTTAATACACTTAGTGGTGTCGGTGATGCAATCGGAAAGCTTGCTACTGCTCTTCCTGACTATATCACAGAAGAGAAAGTTCACAAGCTTACAGGAATTTAAAGAGGTGCTAAATGGCTGATATAGTTGAAGAACTCGTTCCGAAACTTACCGGAGCATTTATGCATGGCCTTGATCAGTCAGAAACGATATCAAGACTATATGCAAGGGTGAGAGACGGCACAGCGACATACAAAGAAGCGAATGCGTTTGCTATTGAGGCAGGTGAGCTGCTTGGTGAAGTGTTTAAGGCAAATGTTAAGGCCAGCGACCTTCCGAATGGCAGAATGTACTACAACATAGCTTCAAGGGTCATGAATGAGACTTTGGGGCTTGATTACAAGATGATCTCCCAGTACACGAAAGATGTTCAGACAGCACTTAACAAGACTGCGAATATCGGTCTTGGTGTTTTTGTTCCTGAACTTAATCAGAGCAGAGTTGATGGCATAGTCGACAGACTGTCAGAAGCCGAAAACTTTGATGATATCAAGTGGATCTTGGGAGAGCCGCTTGTTAATTTCTCACAGAGTATCGTTGATGATTCTATAAAAGGCAACGCAGAGCTACATAAAGAGGTCGGATTAAATCCGATCATCACGCGCACTGTGGTGAATAAGTGCTGCAAATGGTGCCAGGCTTTAGCCGGTACTTATGAATATGGAGACGAACCGAGAGACTTCTATAAAAGGCATGAAAACTGTCGATGCACCATCTTGTATGATCCAAAGACAGGAAAGAAACAGAATGCCTGGACAAAGAGGTGGATCTAAGGAGGGATGAACGATGCCAAGATACGGCAATCAACATCCTACTTCGTCTTTTTCTTTACCTTACAAAGTAACATTTGGTGATGAAGCAGCTTCCATCTATGCAGAAACTACAAAGACTCTGTTAGAATGGCAGGTGCTTTTGTTACGCGACATGATGGCTGTCAACGAAGACGGCCTGTGGACGCATACAAAGATAGGTTATTCCGTACCTAGACGAAACGGTAAAACGGAAATCGTTCTTGCTAGAGAGCTTTACGCTATCACAAAAGCTGGCGAAAGAGTTCTTCACACAGCACATAGAACGACAACTTCTCATTCTTCCGCGGTTAAGCTGGCAGCGGCCCTTGATGAAATGGGGTATACGGAAGTCTTAAGGCTTAAAAAAGGCGAACACTATGAGAAGTGCTACACGTTTCAAAAACAACTTGGACTTGAAGTTATCAAGATACTTGATGAAGGCGGCGGAGTCGTTTCTTTTAGAACGAGATCCGGCAAGGGTGGACTTGGTGAAGGCTTCGACCTTCTTATAGTCGATGAGGCTCAGGAGTACACTATTGAGCATGAATCCGCTCTTAAGTATGTTGTTTCTGACAGTCAAAATCCGCAAACGATTATGTGCGGAACTCCACCCACTGCGGTCAGCTCAGGAACAGTCTTCCCAACATTCCGCGATGATACGCTGGGGCATAAGAACCAGGATGCAATGTGGGCTGAATGGGGAGTTGAACAAAAGACAGACTGCAACGATGTTGAAGCATGGTATCTGACGAACCCTTCACTTGGTTATATTCTTACAGAGCGTAAGATCAGAACCGAGATCGGAGGCGATGAAGATTCCATCATAGACTTTAACATTCAGCGTTTAGGCTGGTGGATAAAATATAATCAAAAATCCGCCATTTCTGAGAAAGAATGGTGTGACCTTGAGGTTAATGAGGTTCCAAAAGCCGCTTCCGGTCTTTGCGTAGGTGTGAAGTACGGAATAGACGGAACTAACGTAGCTGTTAGCATTGCTTTTAAGAGTGAAGACGATCGTATCTTTGTTGAAGGTATTGATTGCAGAGCTGTCAGACAAAATCCTGACTGGATCGTCGCATTTATCAAGAAGGTTAACCCTGCTTCAATCGTCATTGATGGAGCAAACGGGCAGAAGCTTCTTGAGAAGGCTCTTAAAGACGGCGGAGTAAGGGAAAAACCGATATTTCCAACGTCAAAAGAGTTTATTCTTGCAAATGCGCTGTTTGAACGAAACCTGTATGATAAAGTGCTTTGTCACAAAGGACAGCCGGCACTTGTACAGGTGGCAAGCAACTGCGATAAACGAACTATCGGCAGTTCCGGAGGCTTTGGTTATAAGTCATTAAGCCCGGATATAGAGATTGCGCTGCTTGACAGTGTAATTCTTGCACAATGGGCTGTATCAGAACTTAAGGTGAAGAAAAAGCAGGTCGCAAATTATTAGTTATTGAGCGGAAACGCTTAATATAGATTTTACGCATACTACGGCGGTCAAAGTAGGAGGAATAAAAAATGAGTGAATTTAAAGTTATTGAGACCCAGGAACAGCTCGACGCTATCATGAAAGATAGACTTGAGCGCAAAGCTAAAGAAGTAGAGAAGAAGTTTGAGGGATTTCTAAGCCCTGAGCAGGTTGAAGCAAAGATTACGGAAGCATCGAAGCAGATAGCTTCATTAAGCGAGCAGCTTAAAGAAAAAGAGACAGAGATCACAACCTTAAATGATAAAGCAAAGGCCCTTGAGGTTGACGCTTTAAAGACAAAGGTTGTTAATGATCTTGGACTTCCATTTGGACTTGCTTCAAGACTTAGCGGAACTACAGAAGAAGAGATAAAGGCAGACGCAGAGTCTCTTAAAGCGTTTGTAGCTCCTGTGAAGGTTCCGCCGCTTGCTAATCCGGAAAGCGAGCACGTTGACTCAACGACTTCCGCTCTTCTTCAGATGGCAAAGAGTCTCGGCTAAGATTAAGGAGGAATAAAATTATGAGTTCAGTTAAAAAGTCAACTCTTTTCCCTGCAACATTAGTTACAGAGATGTTCAACAAAGTAAAAGGTAAGAGCTCTATCGCTCGCCTTGTTTCAAGTGCGCCTATTCCGTTCAATGGAATAGACGTTTTCACATTCGCTTTTGATAGCGATGTTTCTGTTGTTGGTGAGGGCGGAGCAAAGCCAGCCGGTGACGCTACCCTTGACCCTGTTCAGATCAGACCTGTTAAGGTCATCTATCAGAGCCGTGTTTCTGATGAGTTTGTCAACGCTTCAGAAGAGGTAAGACTTAACTACCTCAAAGCATTCTCAGAGGGCTTCTCAAAGAGACTTGCTGCTGGCCTTGACCTTATGATGATGCATGGTGTTAACCCTGCTGCTGGAACAGCTTCCGCAGTAATCGGCAACAATCAC